TGAAAATGCATAGTAACATTATCATAACGAAGATCGGATGACATAAGGTTATAATGTAAGGATAAAACTTTAAGAACTACACTATTAAAAAACTCATAATTTAATAAATGTAAAGAACCTGTTCTTTTACCAGGATAGAATCCATCTGATTGTTTAAATTTTAAACTATTTGCTAGTTTAACAACATCATCTGGTTGTTGAAAAAAATCATCTATTACACTTACAGGAAAAAAATTATTCATAAATTTTTATTTTATTATCTTTGTTAACGTGTTCATTTAATAGATCTACAAAATCTAAATTCCAAGATATTATTGTTTTTATTTGTTTGCTGTTTGATTTATTAGATCTATGTGCAAAATGACATGGAAAAAATAACATGTCTCCTTCTTCTACATTTATTGAAAAACCTTCTTCTAAATTATCAGGGTATAAAAACTCTGTTCTTGGCGCATCCTTTGGTAATTCTAAATAATAAGTTCCTGTATAATTTCTAAAATGAGTGTGCCAACCATGTGTTTGTTTATAACCATATTGTTGATACCACAACTTTGATAATTGAACATCTTTATACCCCAAAGTATTTGCAAAATATTTAAACTGTTCAATAAATATATTTCTATACCTTGAAGCCCAAGGTCTTTCCCAATTGTCAGCTAAAGGCCAATCTGATTTTAATAAATCATCACCAAAATATTCATCCTTCTTTTTAAAACTTAAATCTTTAGTGTTATTAATTAAATTTAACAAATCAGATTTAATCTGATCATGAAGTTTCATTTTATCTTTTATTATTAAACTATTAAATTTATATATTTTCATTTAAACTGTGGTCCAGTTACCCAACATACTAAAGAATTTCTTTCTCCTTTAGTTACGGGAGTCACTTCATGTAAAGTATAACTTGGAAAAACAATTAAAGTGCCTTGTTCTTTTTTCATTTTTAATGACTCTGCTTCAGAATATAATAACAAATCACCGCCCTCATACGTTTTTGGATCTGAGAGTTGTATAGAAATAGATAATTTTCTTGGGATTCCATTAAACACACAATCTGTATGTTTATCATAAAAACCGTCTTTACCTTTTTGAGCTTTATAATTAGTAAATTGTATACCTTCTGTAAGTCCAATAAGATCAAATTTAAAAAATCGTTCGTTTAAATTTAAAATAACTTCGGTTAATTTTTTAAACAATGGATGATATTTGGGTATAGGACTTATAAAATGTATATAACTATCTCTAATTTTATCATTAATAACTAATTCAGTAGAGACACGACCTTGTTTAAGTTTAGATTTGTTATCTTTAATAATTTGTTTGCATTCTTCTGGAGTTAAAAATTTTTCCCACCATGCAAAAGCATGTACCTCGTCTTTTTTAAACATCCATGGATGTATTATTTTATCTTTCATACCAAAAATTATATATTTAATTTACTTAAATATCAACCCATTCAGAATTATCAGGATTCCAATAAAAGAAATTTTCTCCAGATTGAGCTTCCCAACGTAGTAAATCTTCATTCCAAAGAAGTCTTCTTCCCTCTAGATTTGATGGAAAATCAACGGGTGGTTGCCAAGAATAGTTTGACATTTCTTTAGTCCAACTTGGGTAAGGTTGTCTTGGCCAAAAAACTTGATTATCTTCATCCCATGAACTGCCTACTCCTGCACCATTACCTCTGAAAGGTGTTCCGCCATTTGTTGATTCATTCTCAAAAGTATATTTATCATATTGTTTCCAAACTGCATCCGGCTCATTAAATAAATCTTTTAAAAAATTTATACCCGCAGCTTCATCTGCAGCTATTTCACTCTTAACTACAGTAGTTTTAATAACGACATTATTCTCGTCTAGTTGTGCAAAATATTTATTAGCCATTATGGTTTATAAGTTCCTGTTGCAGTGTATGTTAAAATAGTATTAGTTCCAGACGTAGTCACAGTCGGGCTACCCGTTGTGCCTTGAGATTTAGCATAATTTACTGTTGGTACACTAATAATTACAACTCCGTCACCGCCAACACCTGGTGGGAAACTTCCAGGGCCCCATCCAGACGCTCCGCCTCCACCGCCTTTTCCATCGGTTCCGGCTTGTCCGGTTCCATTTCCGCTTCCTGCGCCGGCTCCTCCGCCGCCATTTCCACCTGGTCCGGCAGGAGTTCCAGTGTCACCTCTTCCAGCTCCACCGCCGCCTCCAGCGTAGTCTACAGCTGATCCAGTGATTGAAGATGTAGCGCCGTTACCTCCGGGACCGCCGGGTGAACCTCCGCCGTTACCTCCAGTGTTTGCGCCGCCACCTCCACCAGCTCCTGATTCTTGAGTAGATGAGTTTACGTTACCGCCATTATTTCCTTCTGAAGGAGTATATCCTCCTTGGTTTCCAGATCCTCCGGTAGATCCTGGAGAGCCTGAATAAGCTCCTCCTCCGCCACCAGATCCTCCTGGGTCACCATTTCCATAGTGGTTTCCTCCACCGCCTCCGCCTGAAGACGCGAAGGTACTAAATTCTGAGCTTGCAATAGATGAAGCGCCACCATTATCTGCTGTTGGTCCACCGGTACCTACTGTTACTGTAATTGTATTACCAGTTGAAATTTGTTGAGTGGAAAGAGTACGGAAACCTCCGCCGCCTCCGCCGCCCCCAATTGGGCCACCACCGCCGCCGCCGGCTACAACTAAAAAATCAACGTTATATTGTTGAAAAACTTCTCCAGCTGTAAGACCTAATCCTTTTGCTGCTGCTGCCCCGAATGATCCTAATATTGGCATAATCTTTCTCCCCCTATTCTATTACGCAAACTGCGTTTGAGCAGCTAACACAGTAAATGTAGCTGAGCCAGTTTTAATAATAGTATATGTATAAGTATCTAATGAGCTAGCGTTACCTGATGTAGGTGCTGATCCGCCTTGCCACTCTGGAGTAACACTTGACCCATCAATTTGAAATGCTGAATTATAATATGGTGTACTACCATTTTTTACAATGTGAGCGATAGTAATTGATTCACCTGTGTCCATGATAGAATCTAAAGATGTTGAACCATCTCCTCTAACGTTTAATGTCCAGTTAGCTGCTGCATCTGACGTAAAGTTTAAAACTGCTTGAGTGAGCACATCGTAAGCGATAGTGCCTGTAGCTGCTGTCGCTGCTGTTGTAACTTTTTCAGCAACACTTTGAATTTTACCTTGGCCATTGAAAGTTGCTCTTCCATAACCTTTTGGTGTAATATTTAAATCTATATTAGCATCTCCTCCAGTTACAGATATTGCTGGAGCGTTACCAGTTGCTGCGTTTCCAATTGTAAATTCATTAACAGCAGATCCTGTTGTTGAAAATTTAATTTGTTCATTAGAGTTTTCATCTAAAATAGCTTTAGTATTATCAATAATAATGTTTTGTGCGTTAGTGTCTAAGTCTGCTGAAAGTTGTGGTGAGAAGTCTGATGATAAATCAGTAAACGCTGTATCAACTACATTCGTCCCATCAGAGTAAACCATTTTTGTGCCTTTGTCAGCCGCTGCCCAAGTTACTCCAGTTCCTGAAGAAGTTTTGAACGTTACTGTGTGAGCACCTGTAGTTGCGTTATCAACTACAAAAGTTTTTTCAATCGAATCAGGAATAGTTACATTAACTGCTCCTCCGATTGTTCCTGTTAATTTTAATACTGCGTTTTTACCGTTTGATAAAGCGCCGTTTGAAAAAGTTAAAGTTGCACCTGATGTGATACCTACGGCATCATAACCACCGATTGCTTGTTCTAGAATTAATAAGTTTGTGTTTGTAATTTGTCCCCAAGTTCCTGAGTTTTCTCCAGTAGCTTGAACTGTAAGTTTTAAACTTGCTGATGTCGAATTCGCCATATTTTTATTCTCCGATTTTCTTAATTTATTAAAAATTTATTATAGTGTCAAACTATAATTATGCAGCGTTTGTATCGACTTCCTGCCATCCTGGAGGATCAACTGGTGCTGTGCCAGTGTTGACTTCGTTCCAAATCAATACATTTGTAGCTGTACCTAAGCCAAAAGTCAAGGCATTTCCTGAAGGAAATACTTTAGTTTCAGTTATAACATCTGCTACTGAATTTAAAGCCGCTGTTAATGCAATTCCTGTAACATCTACAGGAGTTAAAAGTTCTCCTGAAGCTGTTCCTAAAGACATAGTCATTGTTTGACCATAATTAGGGTCAGCTATAAATGAACCATTGTTCCATCTTGAATTGCCCCAAGTAGCATCTCCCCAAGCCATTGTTGTGTCACCAGCTCCAGTATTTGCATCCCCACTAATATTAAAATTATTTTGTCCTGGTTGAGCCAAACTCATTGACATTTGTTGACCAGTAACCTCTGCATCCGGTGCAGGATCTACACCTGAGAAGTTTTCTGACATAGCCATTGCTAATAATTCAGTTTGACCATTACCCCAAGCTAATGTGCCCCAAGTAGATTTATATCCCCAGTATCCAGGGAGTTTAGATGTTATTTCTGCTTTAGTAATATTATCTCCGATTACTGTTCCTAAAGAAGCTGACATTGCAATGCCTGTAATCTGAGCAAATGCAGGGTTAAAGTTTAACTCTGCAACCATTGGTATACCACTTGGCTCTGCAACAAAAGAAGCAAATGCTTCAACAGTTGCTGGAGCAGAAACAGTTAATGAATTACCTGAAGGTATTACATTTGAATCACCATTAATTGTAGCACCACTAAGTCCTTCTGCCATTGACATTGCAATACCAGTGACTGCGTGTAGGTTTCCTGATTGTCCCCAGGTTTCTGTGCCCCAAGTATCAGAACCCCATCCTACGTTTACGAATGATTCAATTGTTATGCCACTATTATTAAGTGACATCGAAAGAGCTTCACCATTATTCCACTCACCAAAGCCCCATACATTAGCACCCCAAGCAACATTGTTAGGATTAGATACTTGAACTGTTAAATCTTGGTTTTGATTCCAAGCTCCTTGATTCCATGAATGAGCTCCCCATGAATTAATAACCATATCCATGATACCACCCATACCGATGCCATGGACATAACATAAATAATAAAAATCTGTAAAAGAAGATGGTGTTACTTCTACGTATCGAGTTGTAGCCGCATTAAATGTAGTGGTGTTAGTGTATTGAGAATAAGTAACAGCTCCATCTAAATAATAAGTTACACCAGAAGTTAAATATTGATCCTTACTAGTGGTAGTAGAAAATATTAACGGATGATTATCGTTAGTAGCTTCGCTTTGATCAAAACGTAAAGTAGAATCAGCAACCCAGTCAACTGTACCAGGTCCTGTTGAATTTCTAACTCCGTCTAAATAAAATACATTACCTGTGCCGCCACCATACAAGTTTCCACTTGCTACGGTAACCGTGTAAGTTTTATTTGCCATAGGAGGTTACCTCCTACGATTAACCAGAGATCCTTAGAATCGCTGCTGTTGATGTTGGCGCTGGAAACTGAATTGTGAAAGTTCCTGATGTAGCTGTTTTGTCTGCTCCAAAATCTAAAACACAAACTGCATCAGTAGTCCCTGACCCTGCTCCAGCTGTTGTATTATAAATTAAAGCACCTCTTGCAGTCAATGTTACTCCTGTAAAAGATCTGTCTGCAAAATCACATCTTGCTACACCTGCAGTTATAGAGGTACCTAGATTAACTAGAGCTCCGCCACCTTGAGTGTACTGACCAGTGTTTCCAACTTGACCACCTGTACTGTCGCCAGGATAATTAGTAGTTGAAGAGTTTAGAGTTGCTGTTGAAGAGTAAAGAGCTAATTTGTACGTATCACCACCAGTTTGTTTAAAACTCATTGCTCCATCTAAAAGTTCTTTTTTAAACGAATTACAAATTGCTTGTGTTATGGCCATAGTTTTCTCCTTATTGTTTTCCTATTCGAGGAACACCGCTTTGGTATTCATCTCGTCTTCGTCTTCCCATTTGTTCTATTGAGAATCCTTTGACTGCCTCTGTGTATTTTTTATCATATAACTGGAGCATGTCAACGGGTCCTTTTAAAAATCCGTAAGCCTCAACTAGGCATGCATACAATAAGCCATTGGGAAATTTTTGACTTAGATATGTAGTAGGAACTGTAGTCGATAATCCAGGTGTTTTCAAGATGTAATTTAACTGAATTGTGTAAGTCGCATCAGGGGTTGGAGCAAAAACTAAAGTGTCTTCATCCCAATAACTGTAATATTTTGGAACACCAGTCTCTCCTTTTGGATTATACTCGGCCATAAAGTTAGTATCTCGATACTGTAAAAAATCTCTGTTATCTGCTGCAGCCGTGCCATCAGAGTCTACAATTTGAGCAGATCTAACGATTAATAAATCTGCCGGAGTATCTATAAATCTAGTATTTAAAACTAAATTAGCTGTCACATACCTTCTGTTATTATCTGAATCTACTTCTCTTAATATTCTTAATTCTGCATCTTGAATAAATCCATTTAAGATAGTATCGGTAAATACATTACTTGATACTTCAGTGTAATCTTTTATTTTTTGTTTTAATTCTGTGTATGTCATGATATATTAATTGTTACACTCCCTATTCGCATTGTTGCTTGTCTTGCAGCACTAACTGTACTTGGATCTGCTGGAACCATGCTTTCACTACTTATAGTTTGAAATGCAAAATCTCCAGGCAAATTTAAATTAGCAATAATTCCTCCGCCTCCTCCAGTCAATAAATTAAATTGTTGAGGCCTTGGATGTTGTAGTCCTTGAGGATCTGCTGAATACGGTGTTGGTTCTAATTGTGGTTGTTTAGGTTCATACTCTGAAGTATGAACTCTTGCACCATTCCATTCTTTAACCATTTCACGATATGGAAATGCTAGACCAGATCTATCTGAAATAAATAAAGCGTGTTTTCCTTTTGCTGTGTTTCCCATAATTATATACTCGGATAATAAGTTCGAGGAGCAATATATACACTAGCTGAAGAACCATCTTCTTCTAAAGCTCGTGCTAATTCATCCTCATAAATTAATTTTAATTCTTGTATTCTTGGTGCTGCATATTTCATAGATAAATAATATGTTAATCCTGCAACCATGCAAGGTACAAATCTGTAAGGAACATCTGTTGCATTTGTATAATCTCCTGCATCTTGAATTCTTTTTTCATAATAAAAATTTATAACATTTCCATTTTCTGTAGAGCCAGGAGTTAAATATAAAGTAATTAAAATGTGGTCTATAAATCTTTGAACAAAATATTGTGATGGTTGACCTGTAGAAGATTTATTAGATAAAGCTTGAAACTGTGATCTATTAATTTTTTCTAACGGCGAGTCTACATTAGAAGAATTTCTGTAAGACATTTCTAAAATTTCTGTGGCTTGATTTACGAAATTAGTAACAGCAGCTCCGTCCGAGTGAGTTGCAGCTGTAGTTCCGTTAACTCCCCGAGTTACTCCAGTTAATTCTAAAGAACTAAAACCAGTGTAAGAAATATTTTCAGATCCCACATTTATAGTTCCTGAATCAGGCATACGAGTTTTTGAAGCAATCGTAATTCCAGTGGTTGCAGTAGTAGATGAGATGGCAGCAGTTAAAGTAGTGGTTATTCCATTAGAGTTTCCGTCAGCAGTAGATCTAAAAATTTTATATTCGTTTTGACCATCTACTAAAGTAATATTAGTATTTGCTACTTCCCAAAAATGAAGACCTCTATTTCCCCATTCTTGAAACATTATATTTAAAGAACGTCTAGCAGTTTTTAAATTATAACCGCTCATGTCAAACTGACCAAGCCTGTTAAAAGACTCTTCAATTATCTCATCGATTGCAAACGTTTTATCAAACGTTGCTGTACCTGAAGTAGTATTCGCCATTAGCTACCTCTTTATGTGAATGTGCCAATTATTGTACAAAAATCACAATTAGTTAAATCTACATAGACTCCTGATTTACATCTAATTCCATCTTCAGGAATTTTAAACTCATGAACATGATTAGCTGCTGTTCCAAATTTACCATGAAAAACTAATTTAGAAGCTGTTTTAGAACTATCTGCTTCATCATAAATTTTTATTTCAGCATCAGCATCGCTAGCTTGAGCAAAAACATTTAAAAGTCTTGCTTTAGTAATAGTAGTAGCAGTTGTACCGACATATTTCTGAGCTAAACCATCTGCTGTTAGAGCTATGGATTGTTGAACGTCTGTTCCAAATGTTGCCATATTTTTTTCTCCTTAAAATTTTATGCGGGCCCGAAGGCCCACATATAATTATTTATTACGATCCACTAAAAGGCGTAGCGATTGTGCCACTACCAACTAGTACACCTTCAACCATGTAAGTGTTTTCTGCAGTTGCAGTAAACTTAATTCTTGAACCTTTTAGACCACCCGTTGTAGCAACAGATGCTCCAGCTTCTCCATTTAAGTTTACGATGTCATTTGCTGCTGTAGGTATAAAAGATTTTTTTGCACCATCATTAACACCAATCATAACTGAACCTACAAACTTGTCAGTTCCATCAGTTGAAATTGTTCCAGTGAAATCATCAATGAAAAGCAATTCAAAAGTTGTACCAACTGTGCTTGGGTTGTTAGGATCTCTTCCTGGTCCTGCTACTGATGAATCA